ATGCAAACCTGAACCAGAACCCATCGACTCAGGCAGCGTTTTGGGTTCCGATTCAACTGGCTTACAGTGCAACGCAGACCTATGCAATACATGCAAACGTAGTCGGTACTGACGGCATACTGTACACATCACTTCAGAATGCTAATACCGGAAATACTCCAGCAAGCTCACCAACATTCTGGGTGGGAACATCTGCTGCTGCTGCTGCAAGTGCAAGTGCTGCTGCTGCCTCTGCTAGTACAGCCACAACGCAGGCAACTAACGCAGCGGCCTCTGCAAGCACTGCTACGACACAGGCGACTAACGCTGCTACCTCAGCCAGCAATGCATCAACAAGTGCCTCTAACGCGGCCACAAGTGCCACCAACGCTGCTGCAAGCGAGTCTAGCGCGGCATCAAGCGCAAGCTCTGCTACCAGTTCCGCATCGAGCGCAACGTCTTCTGCTAGTGCTGCGTCAGCCTCTGCAAGTGCTGCTGCTACCAGTGAGACCAACGCGGCTAACAGTGCGACTGCTGCGTCAGGATCGGCATCTACGGCAAGCACTCAAGCTACTAACGCTGCTGCCTCAGCAAGCACTGCAACAACGGCTGCAACTAATGCTGGAACTAGCGAGACCAATGCTGCGGCATCTGCGTCAACTGCTACGACTCAGGCATCCAACGCATCAACTTCTGCTACTAACGCAGCGACATCAGCTAGTAACGCATCTACCAGCGCAAGTAACGCTGCAACCTCTGCAACCAATGCTGCTAACAGCTTTGATCTGTTTGACGACAGGTTCTTGGGTGCTAAGGCATCAGACCCAACACTGGACAACGATGGCAATGCGCTTATAGAAGGTGCTTTGTATTTTAACAGCGCAACAGATACTTCTAGAGTGTACAACGGTTCAGCCTGGCAGGATGTTGCACCAGTTGCCACAAGCATCAACGTAGGTACGCAGGTTACTGGTGTACTCAATGTTGTTAACGGCGGCACAGGCTCGACATCAACACAGTTTGCAAACCTAACGACTAACGTAACTGGCACATTACCTATTGCCAACGGCGGCACAGGTTTGACGGCTCTTGGCACTGCCGCACAAGTATTGGCAGTAAACTCTGGAGCAAGTGCATTGGAATACGTTTCATTTGAAGGCGCAGCACCTGCACTAAATATCTTTCTCTATCAAAACTTTGGTTAAGGAGTAACACATGGCTATCAACACAGCACCTATGCTTTACAAGAGACTTTACAACGCAATGGCTGGTGGTGGAGCGCAGACAGCCTGTACAACCCGTGGCCCGACTGCAACGGCTTCCTTGGCTAGTGCAAACATTTTAATCTTAGTCCCGACAACTGGTAACACAGATGGGCGGCGAATTGAGAAGATAAGCATTAAGGCATCGTCAACATCGTTTACGTCAGCAAGTATGAACGGAACAGTCACTGTCTGGCGGCATAACGGAACAACTGCATTCCCGTTGTTTGAAATTGTTTGCACTGCTGTAAACCCTTCTACAACAGTAAGCAGTTATGAAATTGAATATCCTTGTGACATTAGACTGCAAACAACAGACGCGATTTACTTTTCAACAAGTATTACAACTACTGCGTCAACTACTGCGTTTACGATACACGCAGAAGGCGGGGACTACTAATGGCTTTAAATAATTTGAAGGAAGGACTGCCGTCAATTAGCACGACTCAAGAGTTCCCAGCAGTAGGAGATGTTGTTTTATCTGCTAACGCATTACCTGCCCCAGAGTATTTAGTTGCTAATCGAGCAGCGTATTTGCAGCAATCGTTTCAGAAACTGTTTTCAGTTATTGGTTTGCAGGCGAACAAATTCTTTACTCAAGCAACATTAGGGTCAGCCATAGACGGAACTCCTACCGGCCAGCAGTTTAGTAGTGACGGGCGGTATCATGTTGTTGGCGGCTTAGGCCCATCTGGCGACACTGCGCGTATATACAAACGCACTACAAATATTACATACAGCATGTTAAATAATTTTTTTGCAGCTGGTAGTATTACTGGAGCTACTATTACAAAAGATGGATCGCATTTTGCTTTTTGCAATAATTCAGAACCAATTGCTAGTGTTTACAGGCGAAACGCGAATGACACATTTACACAATTAACACTTCCGTTTCTACCAACTGGAACGAACGGGGTTGCTATTGCGCTTAGTCCTAGTGGAAGATATCTAGCACTTGCCTCTTTTGGTTCTCCGCGTATTTGTATATATGTCAGAGACGGAGATACTTTCACAAAAATTTTCCCAGACACGGATGCACCGGCAGAAATAGTATCAATGGCGTGGAGTAGGGATGAAAAAAATCTGGTTTTTATTACAACAAACTCTGTATATGCATATACAGTTGTAGGTAATACATTTACACGAACATCAACCTTGGCATCAAACTTTGATGCAAGTAGCCACCAAGTAGCTCTTTCACATGATTATCGCTTTATAGCAGTTGCAACTACTGGCACAGAAAAAGTAGCAATGTATAAAAACAGGCTAGGGCTTGCTGGTAATGATTGGTTTAAGTTACCTGCTGTTGACGTTGTCCCGACTGCTACATGTAGGGGCGTTTCTCTTAATCCAGATGGCTCTGTAATGATAGTAACGCAAGATACTTCACCTTATGCGAGGGTTTATCGAAGAACAGGTGAACGATTCTTTTTAGATACTTCTATTTCAGGGCTTACTCTATCTATGAGTGGGCAAGGGCTGAAAGTTGCAAATAGTGCAGACGGGCTATTTACTTCAATCGGTGAATATAATGCTGGCCCAGCACTAAGAATTGTTAAGAATTTTAATTACGATGAAACAGCTTCTTTTGTTCTACCAGATGTACAAAAAGAAACAGACACTACCAATACTACTCCGTATATAAAGGCTCTATAAAATGATTTTATATTGCACAGATACTTATGGCGTTTACACACATTGCGTTGAAGTGTCGGCGTTTTCACCTCTACCTGCTGGCAGTGTATTTGTGGAGCCACCAGCTACTACAGGCGCACAGGTCGCGCAATGGATTGGTGAATGGGTAGTTCTTGATGAATACCCACAGCCTGCACAACCATCAACGGAGGAGCTACAAGCTGAGGTCAGGGCAAAGCGAAACCAACTACTGTCATCATCAGACTGGACGCAGGTTATAGACGCTCCAGTTGATCAAGCAGCGTGGGCAACGTATCGCCAGGCACTTAGAGACATCAGCGCACAGGCAGGCTTTCCAGCAACTGTTGTCTGGCCTACACAACCAGAGTGAGGTAGATCATGGAGATTAACGAACAGCAGTTAAGAACCATCGTGCGCGAGGAAATGAAATCCGCACTAAAGGAAATCGGCCTGCATGATGATGATGCTGGCGATGATGTCCGTGATCTGCGTTCCCTGATAACTGATTGGCGCGGCATTAAGAAAACCATCTGGCAAACCATAGCAAGGGCTGGCACAGTGTTTGTGCTTGGCCTGCTGATGCTGGGTGCTTGGTCTAAGATAAACGGCGGTGGTGGTAGCCCTGAATGATTGATCCAGTCTCCGCTTTAGCCATAGCTACATCTGCCTACAAAGTCCTCAAAAAGGGCATTGAGATGGGTCGTGAGCTGGAGGATATGGGCGGCCAGTTGGGTACGTGGTTCAAGGCTGTCAGCGATGTTAAGAACGCCGAGGAAGAGGCCAAAGACCCGCCCCTATTTAAAAAGTTGATGTTCAGCGGCAGTGTTGAGCAAGAGGCGATGCAAGCCCTAGTAGCTCGTAAGAAGATTGAGCAGCAGGAAAAAGAACTGCGTGAGCTGATAGTCTACAAATGGGGCGTTGAAGAATACACAGCGATGATGCGTGACCGCGCCAAGATTAAAGATACGCGGGAAAGAGCTATTCAAAACCAGCGCAGAAAAATGCGTAAGCTTATCCAGAACACGCTGACCATCGGTGCGATACTCGCGCTGGTCGGCATCATAGTCGCTTTCATTATTGGCATAATTTCAAACATAGGTTAACCATCATGTTAAGTTTAGTATCAAGTTTATTGGGTTTTGCTGCCGGTGGCCTGCCGAAAGTACTGGATTTTGTACAAGACCGAGGAGACAAAAAGCACGAATTACTTTTAATGGCGGCACAACAAGAGCGTGAGATCGCCTTGGCTAGAGAGGGGTTTATCGCCCAAGCCAAAGTCGAGGAAATCAGAACGGCGCAGGTTACTCTCCAGACGGAACAAATCGCTATGCAAACACAGGCGCAGGAAAAACTCGCCATGTGGAAGCACGACATGAAAATCGGTGAAGGCGCGTCAACCTGGGTGATCAATCTCAGGGCTTCTGTGCGTCCTATGGTCACATACCTTTTTGTCGGCCTGCTGATCGTCGTTGACGTAGCCGGTATCTGGTATGCGTACAGCACTGGTGTAGCGTTTGCTGAAGCAATGGACATGGTGTTCAGTGATGATGAGATGGCTATCCTGGCCGCAATCATCTCCTTCTGGTTCGGGTCACAGGCTTTCCAGAAGAAATGACAATATCCGAGGCAGGCATTCAGTTGATAAAATCCTTTGAGGGCTGTCATAACCAGCCCTACAAATGCCCAGCGTCACTTTGGACGATTGGCTTTGGAAGAGTGCTGTACCCAGATCAGGCGCGGCTTAAAACGGACGAGAGAGCCAACTACCCACTACGCAGCGAACATAACAGGCTTTGGAATGCTGACGAAATTGATACGCTTCTTGAGGCGGATTTACAACGCTTTGAGGCTGGGGTACTACGATTATGTCCTGCTGCTGCTGATAATCAGTGCCACTTGGATGCAATGGTCAGCTTTGCGTTTAATGTGGGATTAGGCAACCTTCAGTCATCAACCCTGCGGATGAAGTACAATCGCGGCGATTATGATGGCGCAGCAGATGAGTTCCTTAAATGGACTAAGGCTGGCGGCAAAGTACTTAATGGCTTGGTCAGACGCAGAGAAGCAGAACGAGCTTTATTCCTGTCCGGTGGCTAACCTGTCTAATATCTCCTGCACCTGCTGACGGGCTTTATCAGCCCTTTGCTGCAACGATAGCTCTGGGTCAGCACATAGTATGGCTATTGAGCCAGAATCGTCTGTAGAGCAGCACAGGACGCTTCCAGAGGGGTAGTAAACAAACTTCATTGCTTTGGCCTCGGACGCTTTTTATGGAAGGCAATATTGTCGTCATTATAAAACCCAGCAGGCCAGTTGTTCGTCCCATCTACCGGCTTTGACTCCCCAGGCTTTCTGACATCAATCTTGCCACCACCTGATAGATACAGCTTAATGTCGTTCTCAAGAATCTCACGGGCTAATTTATTCTCTTTCTGATATCGCATCATGTTTCATTTGCTCCAGTATCACGATCAGTTCCGCTTGATTAGGTTTTGGGCAATCACCTTCAGGCATCATGATATAACCTTTTCTGACCTGCCTGTGATTGATTGGGCAATAGCCTCGCGCATTATTGTTCTCCAAGCGGTACGCTGGGCAGTCGCTGCACGTTTTCATTTTCAAGCAATCTCCGTTTTAAGATTGTGATTTCCGTTCGCGTTTGATCCAGCCATTTTACCTTTAGCTGATCCTGTTTCTGCTGGATAGCATAAATCAAAAACTCTGAGTCTAGTACCATCTCAGAGCCTCACGCCGATTACGATAATAATCACAACCAGCAGTATAATCGTGCCGCAGATAATTGATGCCTCACGCATCATTTTTTTTGCCTCGGCTTCTCTCTGTTTCTTAACTCTGGTAACTGTGTCGATTACATCTTTCATCGTGATACCTCTCTTGACCTTCCGGCTCCACAAGCATGCCGCTGGTACTCAGTAAAGTCATCACCAACGCGATACGCTCCATCAGCTTTGCGCTGCCTTGGATCAATGTCTATCAAACGCTGGATGTCATCAGTGCGCTGGTAACGATTGCCAGCAGAGCCAATCAAGTAGCCAGTGCAGATGCCTATAATTAAAACGATTAAATACTCTGTCATTTGTTATTCTCCTGATGGTCGGCTGTGAAATCGAATTTCGTGCGGAGATGCCCATGTAAAGTATTCTGTTCCAGCCTTATGTATCCTGAATAGCTCATCAGTGATAGCTCCGATAAAGCAGTCAGAACCTTTAAAACTATCGGTGTAGCCAAAATATTGAACCTTGTCTCCTTCGCGCCAATTACGCCAATCGGTTATGTCGGGTTCTGCCTCAGCCTCCACAAACGGACTCAGCTTGCCAAGCGTATACCCCATGCTGCCAAGCACCTCCCGCAACTCTTTCTCAAGATCGGGTATCTGCTGTGCGTGTTCGTGTGCGGCCTTGAGGCGGTCGAGCAGGTTAAACGACACTGAGCGCGGGTCGTAGTCAGGCTCTTGCACCTTCTCCGTGAGGACGGGGCGGTAGTGGGTAATAAAAGAATTCCCCCAACCCCAATGGGATGCTATAGCCACTGTAGACAGTTTGCCGTTATCAAATTTAAGGTCGCATCTCACATCATCCGGCAACGGACACTTATCCCCCGTGTGCGCTATCCAGCCATCGGAGTCGGCTTGGATTCGATACCAGTCCTCAGCAGGTAATGCTTCTGGGCAGCGGTCAATTCTGTGTTCTTTTGTTTCTTTGTTAATCAGGTATTTCATTTCCCCTGCTCCTGCGCCGCTGCTATGGCGGCTCTTGCTATGCCCTTTAAAAACTCAGGGTCGTTACTTGTGTGAATTGCGTGGCCGTTTAATACGCACCCATCTTTTTCAGCTTCGCGCCGTAGATAGCTCACTGGATTGGCAATGTTTTGCAAAGCCTCCAGCAACTGCTGATTGACCGCTGGTTGTGGGCGGGTGTAGAGCTTGTCGCCAACGTCTAGGCCGTACACTGCAATTCCTTGGACGACCGCGCAGCTACCGCCATTTGCAAAGCCTTTGACAGTAACCTCATCACCCGCTTGGGCTTGGGCGGCTTGCACAAGTCTTTTCATCCGCGTAAAAACCTGATACGCGCTCAGCTCGTTTGCGCCGACACTGCCCTCTATGCTGTTCAGCGTTGCGTTTATATCTTCCCTACTCATTCCCCACCTCCCATTCCCCACGCTCGACACAGACCCGCATGGGCATCATTGTTTTTGTAGCTGCGTTGTATGTAAGTCGTGACTCGTAAGCCACACAAGGGTTATCTCGTTCGTACTCAAGCATGGCGTTTATTACCCACGCCGACATCCAAACGACAATCCACGCAAAAACCCATGCTGTTAAGTCAGTAGCGCCGCGATCCACAAAACGAATAAAGATATAACCCACTAAAATAAACCACGAAATCACTAAAAGTATTACTCCTATGATCTCAATCATTTTTATTCTCCCTGCACCTGATGCGGTGCAGTATCCAAGTTAAATAGTGTTGATTGTGTTTAGTCATCTGGGTGCAGCACCCGCGCAATACGAGATGGGTAGCCCAAGATGTGGCACTTTTCTTTGACTTTGTGGCAGGCTCCCATTCCGTCAACCCACCACATCGAATCATCTGGAGCATTGACAAACTCAGGGTTTGTCATTTCACCCTCGTCTGTGTATTGGCACAAAATCCACTTACTCATTGATAGCCTCCCAAACCAGTGCATCAAGCGTTTCCCATTCTTCAGCAGGCAACTCTGCCGGGTTACCGTCCTCGTCACACAGCTCAACACTGTGAACAACTATCTCAGGATACTCTGCCTCAAAGTCAAACGTGGCAGGCATGTACCTGCCCTCAATGCTGTATGTAACGTCTCGCCAAAAGCCGTCTTTGTTCCAAACTGTTATTGTTTCCATCTTGTTATCCTCGAACTGTGTGTGTACGAGTATAGTGCGCCTTTCAGCGCACCTTTGCAATACCCTTATGCAATATTCTTAACTCAGCAATCTTACGAGTAAGAGCCTCCTTCACTGCCTGAGCTGTCTGAGGAATGATCCGCTTTTCACCAGACTTCATGTAGACAACCAGACGCTCCGACTTGCCAATTTGCTTTGCCATCTCAGCATTGTCATAACTGAGCGCACGTTGGATTTGGTTAAACTGTTCAGGTGTCATTTTTGATCCTTGACGAATTGCCCGTTGACCATCTTGCCAGTGCGCTTGCTGATGACGTTGTAGGCTCCTTCAATGCACTCTGACATCCTCAGACCTTGCATCTCGGCCTGTATCACAAGGGTCACATAGATGTCGCCAATGGCATCTGCAATCTCTGGCAAGTTGCGATCAGCTAGGGCGTGGGTCAGCTCTTCAACCTCCTCAAGCGTTTTCATGTGCTGACCGGCTTCAGTGCCTCTACCCTGTGCGCCGAGAATGCCTTTGTCATGCGCCCAGTCCAAGATTTCTTCTTCCAAATATGCACTCATATCAATACCTCAGAACGGAATATCGTCGTCAAAATCATCAAAGCCTGCTGGAGGCTGGTTTAATGGCTGTGCTGCTGGTCGGCCATGATTGCTGTGCTGCTGTGCTGGCCTGCTTTGAGGCTGCGGCTGGCCTTTCCAAAACACCTTGCAGTTACCCAAGATCGCCCCATTCTTGCCTGCGTCCCTGTTCTCCTTTGTTTCGTTCTGGGTAATCATGCCGTTGTTCCCGTATTGGTCAG